AGACCCGGCAACCTGGAATGCTCAGCTCAACGCGAGCATCGTCAAGGTGAAGCAGCTTGCTGCCGAGATCGGCGCTGCTGTTCCGGACAGCAAGCTGTCTTCGATTGCTAAGAACTTGATCGAGACCGGAGCCATCAACGACGAAGACCTGATGCGTAACGCCTTGGCTGGCTACGTGGACTTCACAAAGAAGGGCACGCTCAAAGGTGAGGCTGGCATGCACGAGTACACTATGCGACAGTTCGCTTACGCCAACGGCGTGCAGATCTCGGATGCAGCCATCAAGAACCAAGCTCAGCTTGTAGTCAAGAAGCTCGCCAAGACGGAAGACTTCGAGAACGAGATACGCCAGCAGGCGATCTCTATGTTCCCCGCCTATAAGACGCAGATCGAGGCTGGGGCGACTGTCAAAGACATCGCCTCACCTTATATGCAGATGATGAGCGATGAGCTTGAGATGCCGTTCCAGGGGATCGACGTAGTCGATCCTACGATCAAGACAGCTCTCAACGGAGTCGACAAGAAGGGAAAGCCGATGGGGCTTTCCCTTACGGACTTCCAGCAGATCCTGAGGAACGACCCTCGCTGGAAAGAAACCACCAAAGCCCAGAGCAGCACCATGGCTGTAGGTGCCCAAGTGTTGAGGGACATGGGACTTGTTGGGTCTTCTGGTCAGTAAGCTACTCCTCGTCCCCGTCCTACTGTTTGGAGGTAACGTGGCACAGCCCAGCTTTGAAGCCTTTATGTGGGCTATCTCCCAGCAGGAGAGCGGGGGGAACTACTCGGTAGTCAACTCGTACGGCGCTGTCGGTAAGTACCAAGTCCTCAAGTCCAACATTCCAGGCTGGTCCAAGCGAGTGCTTGGCTACTCGATCACCTGGCAGAAGTTCAGAGATTCTCCCGCACTTCAAGAGCAGATCGTCAAGGGGATCCTTAAGGGCTATTACAACAAGTATGGCGCTCGGGGTGCTGCTGCTGCGTGGTATGCGGGCGAAGGAAACCACGGGCTTGATCAGTCTACTCATTCCCAGCCTGGCGGTCCGTCCATCAAGAGCTACGTCGACAGCGTGATCAGCAGAACCGGCGGCTACAAAGGCGGCAGCTCTAAGTCTGCCACCTCTGCCTCAACCTCGGCTGTGGCCGCCGCTACCAAGTTGACGGACAAGGAGCTGGCCGAGCAGTACGGTTTCGTGTCAGGCCTGATGAACTCCAACCCGGAGTTGAAGAACCTGTTCAATCAGGCGGTCAGTGGGGGCTGGACGGCTCAGAAGTTTCAGGCTGAACTTCGGGACACTAAGTGGTGGAAGACTCATTCGCAGAGCGAGCGAGACTTCCTGGTGATGAAGTACGGAGATCCGGCGACAGCCGATCAGAAGCTTGCTCAGGCTCGCACAAAGGTGTCCCAGATGGCCAAACAGCTAGGACTCACTGGCCCCGCCGCAAGCGGGGCCAACATGTCTAGCTATGCGTACCTGATGGCAGCCAAGGGTTACGACGAAGCCCAGATCAGATACCTCATGGGCCAGAAGATCACCATGGGCACCGGCGGCTGGGGAGGCGAAGCAGGGCAGGCGGCCAACGAGCTTCAATCCTACGCCTACTCTATGGGTATCAACTGGAGCACATCTAGGCTTCAGCCTTATTTGAGGAACATCGTAGCCGGAACCTCCACGGTCCAGGAAGTCAAGGGACTGATGGCGAAGGAGGCCAAGGCTGCGTTCCCTCAGTGGAGCAAGCAGATAGATGGAGGTCAGACGGTGGCCGACATCGCCTCACCGTACATGCAGTCTATGTCTCAGATCCTGGAGCTGCCTCAAGGCAGCGTCAATCTGTTTGATCCAACCGTCAGGTCGGCTCTCGCCTACAAGAACCCGACCACCTTGCAGTCGGAGCCTGAACCTCTATGGGCGTTTGAGAACAAACTCAGATCTGACCCGAGGTGGCGCAAGACTCAGAACGCACAGAACAGCATGATGCAGGTTGCTCACCAAGTCCTGGCCGACTTCGGCGTTAAATATTAAGGAGGGCTGAATGGCTACAGCAGATCAGGCGCAAGCCGCATACGACGCCCTTCAGGACAAGATCGCTGCAACGTACCGATCTCTCAGGTACTTCAACGATCAGCTGAGAACCCACAAGGATCATGACAAAACAGTCAAGATGATCAAGGCTCTCAACGCTCAGCTTGAGATGTACAGAAAGCAGATGCCGGGCCTTCAGAACAATCTGTGGGAAGCGACCGGCCAGTATGACAAGCTGTTGACCGGCGAGAACCGCGATGCGTTTATGGCGGTGAACGCACTCTTCAAGAACTACGGTCTGGAAAGCCTCGCTGGCAAGATCTACGAGTACGTGAAGAACGGCTACTCGGCAGACACGATCAGCATTCTGCTTCAGGATACGTCGGAGTACAAGCAGCGCTTCCAGGGGAACGAAGCCCGGAAGGCTGCTGGCCTTCCTGTCCTTTCCCCCGCCGAATATCTTTCGACCGAAGCCAGCTACCGTCAGATTATGCAGAGCGCCGGACTTCCGTCCGGCTTCTATGACCAGCCTTCCGACTTCTCGGTATGGATCGGCAAGAACGTGTCTCCCTCGGAGATCGAAGGTCGAGTCGACTTGGCCACTCAGGCTACGGTTCTCTCGAATCCTTCGTATCGCAAGGCTCTCAATCAGATGGGCATAGATGATGCCCATCTCACCGCCTACTTCTTGGATCCGAACAAGGCTATGCCGATCCTTCAGAAGTCTGCGGCCACAGCCCAGATCGGAGCAGAGGCTCTTTCGCAGGGACTCAGTTTCGATCAGAGCTACGCTGAACTGCTGGCCACCTCTGGAGTCACCAGAGATCAGGCTCAGTCCGGATACTCGCAGGTGTCAGCGGAGCTGAACACCATGAGCAGTCTCGGCCAAATCTACGGGGAGCAATGGAACCAGCGCACCTCTGAAGAGGCGCTCTTCCAGGGTTCTGGTGAAGCTATCAAGAAGAAGGGTCGCCTCCTCTCTCAGGAGAGGGGCGCGTTTGCAGGCTCTACCGGCGGGGCGAGAGGCGGTCTCTCCTCTGGTGGTGGGGCAAGGTAGCACGTCGGCCCTTCGGGGCCGACCCATGACTAGTAGCTCAGCAGGCAGAGCGTCGGATTGTTAATCCGTGAGTCGCAGGTTCGAATCCTGCCTAGTCAGCTCCTGCATCAGATCGACCGGCCCTGATGTGGCGTACTTAAGACCGGGCTATGCACAACTCTAGACGAGCTGGTGCGAGCGTCCCCAACGCTCGCTCTATGGCGTCACTACCTTATATGGGAGGGTCTCATGACCGACTGGGGTTTCAACGAGAACGGCACCACCGACGAGAGCCAGGGCAACGACAACGAACTGAACGGCCCTAAGGCTCTGCGTGACTACGTGAAGAAGTTGCAGGCTCAGAACGAGGACCTTAACGCGAAGCTGACGAGCTTCCTTGAGGACCAGCAGAAGAGCAAGCTTGCTTCCGTTTTCGAAAACCTGGGGGTGCCGCAGGCCGCTTCGGCCTATACGGGCCCCGCCGATCCGAAGGCTGCTGAAGAGTGGGCTAAGTCCATGCAGCAGATCTTTGGTGGCAATCAGGGCGGAACCCCGCCTGTTGCCGATACTACTGTTCCCGAGGTTCAGGCCCCTGCGACGGGAGCTATCCCCCCGTCTATGCAGGCGCACTTTGAGCGACTCTCTGAGGCTGGCCAGCAGGGCATCCCTGCCGGAAACTTCGAGGCTGCTCAGTCTGCTATCGGCAGCGCCTCCAACGCCCAAGAACTTATTGCGGCATTCGAAAGGATGAACAGGATGTAGGACATCCTGTAATTGCGTCACGCCCATGCATGAACGCGAACCGCATGTGACACTCGTAAGGGAGTGACAAATGGCTAACGCCTTTACCGGCACCGCTGCTATGGCGAACCTTGTTCAGGCCGCGTATGACCGCGCCCTGGAGTTCGCCCTCCGTGCCCAGCCTATGTTCCGTATGGTCGCTGACAAGCGGCCGGTCGCTCAGGCTATGCCTGGCAGCTCGATCGTCTTCGAGCTGTACCAGGACCTGGCTCAGGCGATCACCCCGCTCAACGAGCTTGTCGACCCGGACGCCGTTGCGGCCGGTAACCCGACCACGGTTTCCGTGACGCTCAACGAGTACGGTAACGCGATCCTCGTTTCCAACAAGCTGGACCTGTTCAGCTTCACCGACGTGACCGAAGGCCTTGTCAACCAGGTTGCGTGGAACCTGATCGACTCTGTCGATCTCCTGGTTCAGAACGTCCTGGCCACCGGCACCCAGACGGTTCGCCGGAACCCTGCGACCGGTGCGGTCACCTACGGCTTCGGCTCTACGCCGACCAACCCGACCGCGCTTACCGCGATCGACTCCCAGACGGCCGCCGCTCTGGCTAACTCGACCCTGTCTTCGGATGTGGCTCGATTCTCTGTTACCCAGCTTCGGACGAACAAGGTTCACCCGAACAAGGGCTCTTACTACACCGCCTACGTTCACCCTCAGGCCTCTTATGACCTGAAGCGTGAGACCGGCGCTGGTTCGTGGCGACAGCCGCACGAGTACTCGGCTCCGGGTAACATCTGGGCGTCCGAGATCGGCGAGTACGAGGGTGCTTGCTACATCGAAACCCCTCGTGCTCAGAACGTCCAGTCTGGTGCTGGCGCTGGTGCGACCCAGACTCG